CCTTTAAATGAACTGTGCTTGGTCTATTTGGTGCAAAACCATGAACCTTCTCTGTTGTAACTGTTATAATTCCACTGATATTATCATAAGAAGCGGTTTGTATTCCTAAACTAATTCCAGATGTGGTGCCAATACCGACAACATCAGTGATTCCACCATCAGCATTTTTAAATAATGATGCTTTTGCACCTACTAACGGAGCATAACCAAGACCTGGTGTTGATGCAAGTGATACTATAATGCCACCTCTAGGCACTTGGTTTTGATTTATATCAAAATTAGATACTATAAACTGTCCATTTTCTGATTTAATTCCAGTGAATTGCACAGTTGAAACACCAGCAGTTGTATCTGCAATAATATTATAATTGCCATTTGGGTTATTTGTTGTTGATGGTTGTTGGAAGATACCATTTATGAATAATACACCATTACCTAAACCTATTCCAGCAGAGGTATTTGCACCTCCAACTGTTAATGAATATGTTTTACCAATACCAGTAAAGTCATCCGATACATCATCAAACAACATGTTTGTTGTATAATCTTGTCTTAAGAAAGTTCTACCACTGAAGGTTGCTTTTGTAAATGGTAAATTAGTATCTGCTCTTCTTGATCTTTGATTACCCTTTGGTGGTTCTATAAAATGAACTGTACTATCAATTATATTGAACGAGCCTCTGTGTATTCTTGCTTCATCATTTTGTGAGTGTGTAGTTGCAGGTAAACCTAATACACCTCTTTTTACTTTAACTACAGGTAGCACAGCAAGACCAAGAGCTACATCAGTGGCATCATTAATAGTTCCTTGAGGTAAACTAGCAAAACCAACACTCTCAACTGACATGAACTCATCATTTACCTTTAAAACATCATTTGGTGTGATTGAACTAATTCCACTTAAAACAAACTGTGAAGTTCCTGCACCAATATTTGCGTCTAAGGTATGGGAAATTTTTGTAAATGTGATTGGTTGCTGCACAACTCCATCCAAACCAATCATTGTTTTGGTGAGTTGTTTAGTCATTGTCAATCTATGAAGATTACCAGCACCAAAACCAGTAACATGAATAGGTTGTCCTGATGCCACGTATTCGGGACGAGAGTATAATTTTATATTATTCTCATCTATAGTTTTTACATAAACTGTTGATGGTAATAAAGTGGTCACTACTCCAGCAATATTTTCTGTAGAACCAATTGATATTGCTGTACCTGCAATACCTATAAATGAAGAATCAGGTTTATATGTTATCTCCTCATTTGTGTTAAAGAAATGATTAGATATGTTAAATGTTTCACTAACACCTAATCCAGTTGATGTTGAAGAAGATGGATTAAATGTTTTTTGATAGATTGGTACATTATTAAATTTAAGATCAAATTTTGTTTTATTTGCTCTTTCTCCTTCTATTCCATCAAATGTTTCTAAGAAAAGTCTTTGAGTTATTGAACCATATTTCAAATCATTAGGTGTATTATCAAAATCACTATCAGTATAGAAAATTTGATTAAATGACTGCACTTCAACCAGTGAGCTAATATTAGGATCTGGATAGAATTTAAGATCTATATTATTTCCATTGATTTCTCCACCAAAAGTTCCTATTCCTGATGTTGATCCAATTGAAACAAATGGATATTGAACAGTTAATATATCATTTTCATCACGAATTGTTATAATTTGATGAACTGCAGATGTTTGTCCTGTTGAAACTCTTACTAATGATTTTACTGATGTATCAAAATCTTTCAATATTGAAGAATAGGTAATAACAGAACTTGTACCTGAATTATAATCTGATTGTAATCTCGCACTTCTTTCAGATCCTGCAGGTTGACCCGCTGCGTTAAATCTATAAGTGCCCGTTGCTGTGGTGGTAGTTCCCAAACCAACTATATTTGAACGTGTTTCAAAATCATTTGATCTATCATTTATTATTTGTAATTTGATTACATCATTTTCAAATTTTGAAGTTAATATACCTACTGCACTATTGCTTACTGATAAATTTTTATCAACATAAATCTGAGATAATACTGTATCTGTGCCATCAAAATCAATAATTACCTCATTGTAATTGACATCTTTCGATACTGTTTCTTGAACAAATACATTTGCATAACACGCATTAAAATCTGTTTTTGGAAACTCAGCAATTGTTGTTACTACATTCCCTGCTCCACTTGGTGCTATTTTATTAATACCAAATAATTTTGTATTACCAACTATCGTGGAAGCATTAGTATTTGTTGTTATGTCGGGATTAACTTTAAGAATTTTTAAATCATGATCCTTTGTGAATTTGTTTACTGGTTCAAATAATAAATTTTTAACATTACCCGATGTTATTTCTGTTTTGAAAGATCCTAATCTGGTGTTTGTAAAATCAGTTGATTTTTCAAATAGAATAATATCATCTTCATCTGTTAATATCACTAATTCTGTGAATTGTGCATCTTTAGTATCTGCATCTAGAATTTGTATGTAATAATTTCCAACTTCAGCGGTTAATACATCAATAATTGAGTCATTATTTGCAAAACCAACACTAGAGAATTTATCAGAAATATCATCATGAATTAAAACTCTATTTGAAATACACTTTGTAAAATCAGTTAATATTTTAGTTGAGAATAATAATTTTTTAGATTTAAGATTATTATTAACATCCTCTAATACATCATTGTCTCTCACAAAATCAAAATTATTTGTCGCATCAACTCTTCTTGGTTCATTAATTAAATCAATGACAAGTGTTGATACAGAACTTACAGTTGTACCTATACCAACTTTTACATTATTTTGTATTTCAGTATCTGCAAAATTCTTTAATCCTGATGGGTGTACTAAACGATTAACAGGATTGACAAAATCATCCCATTCCACAGAAGATTTAACAGAGTATGATAAATTTTGATAATAATCATTATCTGGTATTACTTGATAATCTTCACTTAATTTTCCAGTATCATCTAACCAACCATATTCTTGTCTACTTGAAAAATCAATATTATATTTTGCCTTATTCTCATTAATCGATATAATTTCTGCAGACGCTCCACTAATATTACCTGAAATACGATCTGTTGGTCGAATAACTGTTAAACCATCAACTTTTATATAATCATCTCTTATCTCTACAACCGATAAGTCACTCTGCAAGTTGTTTACATTTAATTTTTCATTTAAATCAAATTGACCTCTTGTTTGTATGGGTCTTATATCAGGATATTTATTTTTGTTAATACACACTGCAAAACCAGATTGGAAAGTTTTTGCAATACCAGGATTAGTTGATAAACCAGCAATACTAAATTTAAGTTTTCTAGGATTTGAATTTATATAATCTACTACTTTAAAGAATTGATAATTATAATTTTCTGAATTGAATCCATCTCCAAGTGCAGTTGTGCCTACACCAACACCACCTTGTGTTCCTATCCCTGCTTCACCTACTTGTAATATTCCTTCTACAAATACTTCATCATTTATTGCAAAAGGTTCAACAGGAAATCCATTGGTGGGTGTCTCTAAGTAGCATGTAACAAGACCAACACTAGTTTCGACTGAATTAATACCTACACCATTAGAGTTATTAACTGCAACTATTCTGTGTTGAACTGAGTCTAATCCATTAATTGGAGCAATTACTTCAACATCTGATATTGTTTGGTTAGGTGCTATCGCTTGTAAAGATGTGTTATTAACAACAACATTCCTTACAGGATTAAAAACTAATAAATCAGGAGCACTTGTATAATCTAATCCTCCACTCAAAATATCAACTGATGATAAAACATCTAAATTATCAATGTTCACAATAGGAGGTACAAATGCCTCTGGACTCAATGTTTTATCTGATGAATATTCATATCCTATATCTAAAATTCTTGTTTTCTTTATTCTACCTACATTATTTGAGGTAACTTTAATATTTGCATCTATGCCAGATTCACTTACTATAGAATTAAATTTAGGAATTCTTTTATAATTAAAACCTGAAGAAATAATTCTAAAATCTTTTATAGTTCCGACGACATTTTTTGATGATGTTGAGTATTCAAGTTTATCACAATCAGTATCATTATAAATTAAAAATTCAGGTTCAAGAGGTGAAAAGTTAAATGTTTCATCAGTGACATCTGAAATTTTAAATTTACCACTGTAAGCACTATCAATGAATAAGATTTCATTATTATTATTTACTTCAGTATCAGATGTGCTTATAAATCCACCTTTTGTAAGACCGTAATATAGTTTTACGGGAGATGATTTTGTAAAATTAACACTTAATTTTGCACCTTCTGGGTCAGAATTATTAGTTCCAATACCTATTGTTCCAACACTAACAACATTAAAATCAGTTGAGTCATTTGAACTATTATATTCATTAGTTAATTCTTTATCATAAAATATTTTAAAATCAAATCCTGCTAAAGAAGTACTTGATATTCCAAACGTTAATTTTTGATTTTTAACAACTTTTATCTGAGGATTTATAGGTGCAATAAACTGGTTTCCACCAGTTCCAGCGGTGATAGGTAATAAGTTTATTGGATCAAGAGTAACATCTTTTAGAGTTTGACCTAATTGAAATATATCATCATTTACTTTATAAACAAAATATGATCCAGTTCCTAAACCAGTTGCATTTCCTTTATAGAAAATTTTATCACCAGTATTAAATCCATGAGTTTGAATTTGAATTTTATTTTGCTGAACATTGGATTGTGTGAAATCAATTGGATTGATAATTAATTTTTCAAATTCTGAATTGTATCTAACATCAATTGGTGTGGTTGTTCCTATACCAACAGATATATTTGGTATAACGGTCATATCCACACTATCACCATTTTTAAGATTATGAGTTGTAGTTCCTGCAGCAGCAACTTTTGTGGTAACTGTGCTGACAATTTTATCAATATCACCCGTTACTTGAACATTATTTGATGTGATTTGATATAAACTAGTTTCAATTCCAGTAACTCCACCATTATTGAAGAAAAATAAACCTTCAGTAGTATTTCCTACACCAGCAGCAGTTGTAACAATTCCTATATGATTCTCGTCTTTTTTAATTATGAATACATCTGTTGTTGTTTCATCTGTGAAAGGTAGTGTGAATGAGTCAGATGGTGAAGATGTGGGTGATACATTTAATTTAGAATTAGAGGAAGAAATAAGAGATGTTGAAAAACCTACTTTTTGTCCAGTTTTAAATGGATGATTTGGAATACGAATAGTTCTAGGTATAAGACCAACTTCAGTTTTTAAATCTCCTATAAATGTATCCACTCTTTGACCAATACCCGTAGTACCAACACCAACTGATTGTTTAGGATTAATGAATACAATATCATTTTTACTTGACTCGAATTTTTTTGTTCTAACAGGGATAGTAAAACTATTTGTTAATACATTTACCCTTGAACCAAAAGTATGGGCAATGCCTGAAACACCTGGACTTCTGAGCACTCTAATCGCTTTATTCCTATCAAAAATATTAAGAATTTTAAGTGTCTCTGAATTATTACCTTCACCTACTCTTAGTGAACCACCTATTGAAACATTGTTTGGTATATTATTGACAAAAATATCTTCAACAGTACCGTTGATGTTTCCAATTTCCATCGATTTTGCTAATCCAACAGATGCAGTTTGCAATCCAACATTAAAAGATCCCGTTAAATTAACTATCGTAGTGCTTAATCCTGATATGACAACGCTATCTTGATTATTTAATTCCAAAAAAGGAAGATAATTAACTTGCACCTCAGTATCAGAATTCCAAACAAATACAGCATTATTAAATGATGTTAATGTTGTTTCTATCTTAGATACTCCAATACCCACTATATCAGAAACTTCAGCACTAAAACCAGAACCCTCTGTATCTGTATTATCAAAATTAGTGATATCTCCAACTTTATAATTAAAACCACCATCTAAAATAATGACATCATCAATAGTTCCACTATGAACTGACTCAACATTTGTTAATTGTTTAACTTCCTCATTAGATTCTATAATGAAATCATTATCTGCAAATTCCTCACTCACATTATATGGATAAGTATTTCTAATTAAATTAGAATTATTGAAATCAAATTCATGATTTAGTGATAAATTATCCTCTATAAAAGGAGATCTATATGTATTTCCTATGAAGTATGGATAGATAGACTTTAATTTATTTGTTCCTCCTTGCACATCTACTTCTAAAGTTGCAAAATATGCATAAACACCATTAGGGAATTGGGGAGTTTTACAAAATCTACCATTGTGAATATCTAAATCACCACTATTATCAAATATATAATCATTAACAAAGAAACCCTCTGCAAATCCTGTAGGTCTATTGAATACTTTTGTTATATCTTTTGTATATGATGATTTAATAATATCAATGCCTGAACTTATATTATCAGGATCTTTATATCCAAATGGTCCATAAATTGGATTTCCATCATATGCCCATCCAATTATAGGTGAATGTTCCTTTACTTTATCAAATTGACCATTTGGTTTTACGTCAAATCTATCAGGTTCAAAAAGTTCTGCAATAGGTTGTGAATATCCATATAAATTAAATGCTAGATTTGATACTTTTTCTTGTAAATTAAAATCTCCAAACCTTTCTTGACTATTGATATTCAATCCACGTACTCTAGGTTGTAATTTACCATTTTTACCAGAAGGTATTACATCAATTCTTGTAGTCGATCCATCATATCCTATACCAGAATTTATGACAATTGCATCAGTTATCTGTCCATTACTGATTACAGGTCTAATAATTGCTCCTGTACCCTGTCCAGTTGACACTACATTGATATCTGGTAATGAATTATATTCAGAACCCTGATTAGATACAATAACTTCAACTATTTTTCCATTAGTGATAACTGGTCTTAGTTCAGCATTTTTACCGTTTTGTATATCAATTTTTGGATTTATTTGATGATTTAATATTTCTGATCCATAGTCAGTTCCTTTTTCATACAAATATGATCCAGTGATATTTCCAGTTACAAGAGGAGTTATATTGAATGTTCCTGTTACAGTAGAGGCATAAGATACCTGAACATTCACTTTAATTTCAGGATATGAAAATATGTGATAACCTGCTCCGATATCTTCAAAGTTAACAAAAACTCCTCTATCATAATTACTTGTTATTGTTCCATTGACACCAGCGTCTGCGAGTCTAAATGAATTATCATTTAATTTAATAATTCTATACTGATTTGATGTTGATAATCCACTTATAGGAACATTTGGTGAATTAGGATCCCTTCTTGATGCACTAGTGCTGTATGTTACTAAATCTCCATCATTAAATCCATGTTCTTTAAAAGTAATGGTATCATATGATGTGCTTATGCCAGTGTAGGGACTAACTCTCAGTTTACGATGTTGATAACCAGAACCTGAATTTATAACTTTGACATCTAGTAGTGTAAATACAGATTCAGTTCTAAATTTGTGGATACCTGCTGCTTTTGTATCTGTGGAAATACCAATTGTATTGATACCCGCTATACCAGTTAAAGCATCACTCTTTGTATTAAAAATTCTTACTGTTGAGGCATTAACAACTCTAACAAAATATGGATCTCCATCAGATAAAACTCCAGTAATTATATCATTAGGATCAAATGGATCTCCTATTGCTAAAGGGGGATTTCCTTCAGTTCTGTAAAATAATTTTTGACCATCTTCTAAATTATGGGGTTTGTCAAAAGTAATTGTCTCATTAGTAATATCTAAACTACCCCCAAAGAATAAATTTCTACTGTCAAAGAATAAATCTCTAAATCTAGCACCTAATATGGGTTCAAGTAAACAACCAGAACCATTACCACCTGTCAAAGATATATTTGTAACTGATGCAATATCAA